GCAGCAGCAGCACCACCACCTAATAAACCACCAGCAATCTTACCATCTGTGCAATCATTAGTATCCTCATAAACAGTAACGTGCCTACGATAATAAGGTCTTTCTGGTGGTGGTGTAGTTCTTCTCCATCCAACATCAGGATTAGCATCTCTACAAGGAACCTCAACTGTATCCTTCCATGACTTTACATATCCAGGATTATCCTCTGTGCCAGGAATATATTCCTCTCTATATTCTGTCTTAAAACATTTTCTTTCGTGAGAATATCCTGCTTGATACTCATCTGCAATGGCAGAAACAGGAGTTAGTGTCAACAATGCTGCAAGTGCTATTTTCATTTTAAATTTTTTATATAAGAATAGTATAACACACCAGAAAACTATCTTGCAACACTTTGTGACAGTTCTCTCAGTGGAACCATCTTTGTGAATACTCCCTGCATATTATATGTCAACCTATAATTCTCTGTTGTCACATAATGTCCTATAATATCACTACCGTCACAATGCCAACCGTATGCTTTAACTCGTTCTTCCATACCATCTATTCTCATTTTCTTACTGCCATCTAAGTAAGAATGGTATCGCTCGTCTAAGTTAATCATGGTTTTTTGGTGGTGTGTGTTGATATTATAACATAGTTATATGTTTTATCTATAAATTTAATAATGTCTTTATAGTCTCGCAACACTCATTAATATCTATTAGGTATCTTAGACCTCATCTCATTTACATCATCTTTCACCCAAAATCCATCACCAGTCATTTCCCAACCTGCATCAATCATATCTTGATGTGATTTCTGTGCTGTGTGTGGATCTTGCTCCATAGCATGATATGAATCTAAGGTACGAGGATATGATGATGGAGTATATTCATAACCATACTGGTTTAATGCTTCATCAAACTTGTCATCAGGAATATCACCATTCCAATAATCACTCTCAGTAAACTCTTTTTTAAATAAAGTTTTCTCAATTTTATCAAGACGTTTATCTATGGTGTTAAGTCTTGACTCAAGTTTGGATAGATCAATTAAATTCATTCTGATTGTTTTTGTTTTTTATCGTGTTTAAGTTGTTTCTTAACTTGTTTAGCATAGTAAATATCCTGTTCGGTGTACCAATCAGGATGTTCCTTTGCTCTCTTAAGTAATGTTTTTGCTGCTTTCTTATCCTTCAAAATATACTAAGTATTTGTACTGAAAGACTATTTAGTAGAGATTCTCCTCTTGCTCTGTAAGTAGAGTTA